ATCCAATAAAGATTGTCCTGAATTAGTGTCCACATCTAGAATATTACAGGTTTTAGAGAGTAACACAGGGTTATATAGTGTCGAATCTTGTTCAATACCCGATATACCAGATTGTAAAACCATGGATTACTGGGACAACTTTGAAGATCTGCATGACAATATCGTAGTATTGCCTGACAGAGCGGATTTCAAAGTGAGATCTCGTTTAGAACCTGATGCAGTAAAGACAAGTCTAAAATTGCGTATGGAAGATTACCCAACGGTTGCCAGACCATCGATCACACAAGCGATTTCAAGTACTTTAAACAGTATTACGTCTAGACATGGCAGTTTCAAGGATTATGCTATACATCAAATAAACTTCGAAGAAGAGTTCGAGATGGTTTGTCACAACTACTTCCGTAAGGATTTTGCTATAGTTAGCACCAGGTGGATACAAAGACCCATTAACTTAGATGCTGAAGCGTCAATGTATTGGTGTGAACAGCACAATTTTCCAGACATGGTTAAACGATCACTGAAAGAATTATTCGAAATGGGGTTCGAAATGAATCCTATAAATTCAATAAAGGCACACAGTAAAGTGGAACAAACTACTCGTCTGGAGAAAACCCAACGATGGTTTACAGAAGTTTACTCTAGATCAATAATGGCTAGCGCATATTGTATATCTGCACTGTTTTCACCAGTAATGAACCAAATTAAGCAACGATTCAAAGATGCTTTAAGTACAAAAGTGGTGTACACAGACGGATTTTCGCCACAGCAGTTGACTGCTCATGCTAGCACATTTGAATGTCCCACATACATTGTTGAAGACGACTTATCGAAACAAGATGCTGCTACTACACATGTAATCATTAGCGTCGAATTCCTTGTGTACAAAGCTTTAGGCTTAGATGTTGGACTGTTAGAGATGTACAACTGGATACATCACAACTGGAGATGGAAATCAGCAGGATTATCTGGTGTGTGTGACGCCATGAGATTAACAGGCCAACCAACGACATCTTTGGGTAATACGATTACAAACTTAGTTGTACATAATAGATTTTACATGCGTAACGTTCAACACATTATTTTAATGTATGTATTGGGAGATGACAACATAATGTTTTGTAGGAAAGAATTGGATGTGAGCAAACATGGAACTGAGACAAAAGAGCTATATAACATAATGAGTAAAGTGAAACAAACTAAGGGTGTGGGTGATTATCTGTGCATGTTGGCACACACAATTAACGGTTCGGTGGAATTTTGTCCTAATTTTTTACGTCTTAGACATAGATTTTCAGTTTGTAACTACGCATTTTCAGGTGAAGAGAG